CTAATTTACAAATTGAAGAGCTTAATAAAGCAAGAGAAGAAGCAACAAGGAGTCAGGCAGAGAATGCAATTAGGGAAGCACATTCAGACTTTGATCAATTGCGTGATTCCGATGAATTTCATAATTGGGTTGAAGAACAGCCTAAGTGGGTTCAGAACGCTCTGTACGAAAATACGGATGATGCTGCTTCAGTTGTACGTGTTATTGATTTGTATAAAATTGATAATGGACTTACAAAAGCTGATAAGAAAAGTAAAACAAAAGCTGCTGCCTCGTTGGTAGACAAAGGATCTAAGACTAAAGTTGATGCTTCAGAGTCTGGAGACAAGATCCGAGAGTCTGATATTGCCAAGATGTCTGACAGAGAATACGAAAAGAATGCCGATAAGATAAAGGAAGCACATCTTTCAAACAAAATAATATACGATTTATCAGGAAATGCTAGATAAACTCTTGACAAATAGTGTTTTATCAGTATAACTAACCCTTAGACATAAAGCCTCTGCTATAGACTACCTTTATGTGTAAGTAAACTCAAAGTCTAAACACAATCAAGACTACCTATACAAGTATAGATCCACTAATTATTAGACTTGCTATCTAATAGTTTTATGCACTCTAAAAAGTATAGCCTCTACGTGGGATGTTTAGCTTTTAACTAAGCCAAACCAATCATAGGAGGATTAATTATGGCTTTTACCACAGCATCAGGTTATGGTAATCTGCCTAATGGTAATTTCTCTCCTGTAATCTATTCCAAACAAGTACAGCTTGCGTTCCGTAAGTCAACTGTTGTTGGTGATATAACCAACTCAGACTATTTTGGAGAGATTGCTAATCAGGGAGATACCGTTAGAATTATCAAAGAACCTGAAATTTCAGTCAGTGCATATGCCAGAGGTACTCAGGTAACTGCACAAGACCTAGAAGACGAGGACTTTTCTCTAGTCGTTGATAAAGCAAACTACTACGCTTTTAAAATGGATGACATAGAGGAGTCTCACTCTCACGTCAACTTTATGCAACTCGCTACTGACAGAGCTGCATATAGACTAGCTGATCAGTACGATCAAGAAGTGCTAGGCTACCTATCAGGATATAAACAGTCGTCTCTGCACAGTGCAGCAGGTGCTGTTAATGATGCTGTAAATGGTAGTAAAGCTATTTCAAGTGCAGGATCAGACGAACTTCTTACTTCAATGAAATTGATTAAGAGTTCATTTGCTAGTATTACAACATCATCTGCAGGAGATCATTCAGTTCCTGTAGTAAACTTAACAGGTGGAGCTACTTCTGTAGGCACTGCAGCTGTTACACCAATGGTTGTTGTTAATCGTATGGCAAGACTGTTAAATCAACAGCAGGTAGATACACAAGACAGATGGCTTGTTATTGACCCTGTATTCCTAGAGCTACTCGGTGACGAGAACTCTAAGTTGATGAATGCAGACTACGGTGGAGCAGGTAAGTTACAAAATGGACTTGTACTTAATAACCTAGCAGGTTTTAAAGTATATGTTTCAAGCAACTTGCCTTCTGTAGGAACAGGGCCGGGTACTTCAGGTACTGCTAACCAGAACTCCAATTATGGAGCGATTGTTGCAGGACATGGATCTGCTATAGCCACTGCAGAACAGTTAAGTAAAACAGAAACATATCGTGACCCTGACAGCTTTGCTGACATTGTTCGTGGTATGCACTTATACGGCAGGAAGATCCTCAGACCAGAGGCTATCGTAACTGCTAAATACAACGCAGGTTAAGGGAGGGATATACAATGGCTACTTTTGATATGACAGCCTCCAGTACAGCAGGTGTTGGAGCAAATGTTTCTGCAGTTCCTACAGTCGTAGGTCATTCTGTGCGAACCATTGAAGCAATCCTAGATATTGACGCTATGATCGCTGCAGGTGCAACTATTGCAGATGGGGATGTTTTTCAATTACTTGAAATTCCTGCTGAATCAGTTGTTCTTTGTGCAGGTGCAGAAGTTATGAAACAGTTTACTGCTTCATGTACTGCTGACATCGACTTTGCAGGTGGTG